AATGGCTGATAAAGTTATAAAAAATAATATTAAAGAACTTCGTAAAAAAAGAGGGTTAACGCAACAACAGTTAGCTGAAAAAATTGGCATCAGCCAAGTACATCTGGGAAGGTTAGAAAGCAATGCCCGCTCTATGGATTTAGAACAGGTTGAAAAAATTGCGGCAGCCTTAGGGGTAAAACCTTTTGATATATTACCTCAAGAGTGGCAACCGGAAGAAATAACCCCTGAAGAACGTGAGATTTTACGAATGATAAGAAAAACAACCACACCTCAAATCCCAAATAATAGCAATACATCTTCGGAAAAAAACGATGCGGCAGATACTAAACAATCGTTACAAATTCCGCTTAAAACAAATATAAAGGAACTATAGCTCATGAAAAGAAGCGTCATTTTATTGCCTTTTTTATTGTCCGGTTGTTTTATGTATAACAATTTAAAATGTTCGTTTACAAATACTTGTGTTGGATATGGAGAAGAACAAGAACAGAAAGCAAGCCAAGCAGCCGAAAGTTTATTACATACACGTTGTTCTATGCTAGGCTTAAAGCGCGGTACAGATAAATATATTGATTGTCGAACTAAGCATGATCGTGTTTATAATGAAGATGTAAATGCTTACGGTGTAGTTGAAGCATATATGTTGCTTCAGGCCAATTATCAGTCATGGCAAACTACTTGTGAAAAATATGGCACAAAAGTCAACACATCAGCTTATAACCGTTGCTTTAACAAGCAAGAGGAAACTTATGTAAATCAAAGAAAAGAAGATTACGAATTTCAAAAAGCGTTGGCATTAAGGCCAGTTATAAATACTTATACGACCAGCACAAATACAACAACATTTTATTAAGATGTAAGCCATGCCTGCTGACCACGATACTTGCAGTTCTTTTTATGTTGACGAAAGTGGCGATTTAACTTTTTTCGTTAAAAACAAGCCGGTAAACTTTAACAGTTCAACTGTTTCAAAGTATTTTATGATTGGCATGATTCGCCTAAAATCCGACAGGAAAGAAGTTTCTACGGCCTTTAACAGCTTACGTAATGAGTTGTTGCAGGATCCTTTCGTTAAAAAAATCCCGTCAGCTCATAAAATTTCCCAAATGTTTCATGCAAAAGATGATGCTGACATCATCCGCAGGGAAGTGTTTAAGCTCATTAAGAAATTTGATTTTTCTGCTCAGGTCATCGTCCGGAGAAAACAAACTATTCTTGATAAAGTTAAAGAGCAATATAAACAAACCGGCATAAAAACCACAATATCGGAGAAAGATATATACAATTCTATGATTTCTGCGCTTTTCAAGCGTTCTCTCCATAAAAATGACTGTCAAATATATTTTTCCCAGCGCGGAAAAACATTTAATGAAGACAGTTTGAAACAAGCTATTGAGCGTGCTAAAAGAAATTTTTTCTTAAAATATAAAATAGAAAATAAACACAAAATTGATGTTTTTTCCAGCCAGCCGCAATACCATGTCGGCTTGCAGATTATAGATTATTATTTGTGGGCTCTTCATCGTTTTTATAATTATGAAGATGATTCGTATTTTAATTTGCTTAAAGATGATTTTAAACTGATTATTGATTTAGATGATAAAAGACACCATGCTTATGGTGAATACTATGATCGCAAATATAATCCCATATCTCTGAATAAAATAAAAGGAGCAAGCTAGGCTCAGATTGGTTTTACCTCCAAGCACACTGCCAAAAGGGCAGACGTTCGCTTTACTCCTATGTCTATAATGTAACATCTATTTTATTAAAATTCAATCAGAAATATCACTTTTTTCCCCTCTGTTTTGAGGGCTTTTCTTTTACTGTGGATAATTTTAAACCAAATATGTTTATTTTATACTTTACAAAATAAACCAAATATGTTTATGATTACATTAGATAAACCTAAAAGGAGGATGTCTAATGAATAATCTAACAGTTCACATTGAAGCCAAAGTTAAACAGGCCGAAGATAATATTAAAAACTCTTATCGGCAGTATATTGACGATATCGAAGGCCTTAAGGCCCTGATGCCGGAAGAACAACGTTATATCATTAATGAGCTGGCTGCCGAAGCTGACCGCAGACAGGAACGTCTGCTGACTATAGCCGGCATTTATTTACGCCCATATGTAACCGCACATATTCGTACGATTCTGGCCTTAGAATCGGCAAACGATACACTGCCCGCTTCGGACAAGACAGCTTAAGGAAATCGCCATGGAAACTTCAAGCGCTTTAGAGACATGCATTTCATCGCTGGCCGAAAAAGTTTATGCCCGGAATGACAACCGATATAAATTCACGTTAAACGAACTCATTGCCGAGGTTCAAAGCGAAATTCGGATGCGCAAAAATGTATATGCCAAACACGTCATCGCAAAAACCAAGACCATCGGCGAAGCCAATAAGAAAATTGCGGCTATGGCTGAAATTGAGCTTCTGCTGAAAAATCTGCGCGACGGCCACATCATCCGAACCGACTGCACGCTCTTCGGCCATCCGATATTGATCGAATATCACGGTTTGCGCAGCCCGTATCGGGAAGAAAACCTAAAAGACCACTTAAAACTTATATTTGAAAAGGCAAACGACAATGGAGATAGATTTTAGAACCCCGCGCGAGGCAATCATGCGCGCGGCCGGTTTGGTTAAGACCAGACGACAGGCTCAACAAATCTTTTATTCCGTTCAGGACGAAAAGACGGCCGCCACCGCAGCCATGCTTCTCAAATGGTAGGTGCACGATGGAAGAAAAATTAAAAATTTTGCATTTGCCGATGATGTATGAATGGTTTGATAAAATCGCATCAGGCGAAAAAACAACCGAATATCGTCAATGTTCCGACCATTGGAACTACTTATTTACCACAAAAAAATATGATTTAGTCCGCTTTCAGCGCGGTTTTTACAAGAAACCGGCGACGATGTTGTTCAAAATTAAACAAATTCACAAATGGCGCGGCGCCAACGACTTAAATCTGGCGGAAGTCTGGGCTATCGACCTCGGCGAAAGGATAGACTGATGAAGCTTGTGGAAATTAAAGACATTCGCCCCGGACAGGTTTGGATAAACGACCAAACCGGACTAATTCATACCGTTGACAACTTAGGCAATCTAAGCAACGCAAATAAAGCGGAAACAACCAAAATCAGAGATGAATATTTGAAATCGGCCAAATGCTGGCTTATTGGTAAAATTGGCATTACCCATCGCATTGAGGGCAATAGACTGGTTGAGATTCCTCGAGAAGATTTAGTTGTCGATGACGTCGTTGAGTATTTAGATTTTGACGGATTCAAAGTAACAGCTGTTATTGCCTCATTAATTACAGGAATGACAAGAGAAGATTCTCAATATGGTTTTATAACAAATGACGGAAACTTCGATGAAAGCTCTCTCTTCGAAAAAGAAGAGATCGGGGAAGATAGCGGAACTTTTACATACACCCCTAAAAAAATCGGCATCCTCGGCGTTACCCACGAATTTGTCAACGATCGGGAGGCAGAATAATGAGTTTAATGGATGATTTTAACGCTGGTAAACTTTACGGTTGGTATTTTTGCAAAGTTTTAATTGACAACAAAAATCATGTTTGCCCGGTTTTCGTTTCGAAAAATGAAAACGACTTTGAAATTGGAGAAGTTCTATCCCCGTGTGACTACGACCTTTTTGTCGAACTTACCGAAAAGGTTAAAGAGCTTGAAAAAGAAGTCGCCAAGGGAGATGAAATAATCGGAAAACTGTTAAATGAAGGGCATGCAGCCATAGAGAAAAACAAACAGTTCAGCAGCCTGCTTAAAGAGTGCGCGGAGTATATTGAAGGAGATATTGAGTTCCGAGAAGACGAAGATGCAATGTATTGTCGCGATATTTTAACCCGTATCAATGCCGCTATCAATGGAAATGAAAGGCCTGACAATGGTTAAGCAATTCAAATCTCCTCAGGGCTATACTGTTCTTAAAATGTCGTTATTTGAATGCACATCCATTTTCAAAGGCGGAGCCGGAATTTGCGACAACTGCGGACTTGCCGTTTTGGAAGGTTATTATGTCCCGGTATTAAACCATTATCTCTGCCCGAAATGCTATCAGGATTTTACCCAGCGCACTCCTTACTACCCGGAAGACGCTCATTTTGAAAGTTACTGGCTGGATTATGTCTCAAAACGCATAAAAAAACTCGGCCTTTCCCTACAACAAACGGAGACAGAATAATGTTAAACAATCAATATATCTTGATGGACACCAAGCCGGAGATTGACGTTGTGTTATTTTGTGGCGGCGGAGGTGCAGATACCGGTATTGAACAGGCGACCGGCACACCCGTTGACATTGCCATCAATCACGACGCGGAAGCAATCGGCATGCACGCGGCTAATCATCCGCAGACCATGCACTTTAAGGAAGACGTTTTTGCCGTTCATCCGTTGGTGGCTACCCGCGGTCGGTCGGTGCGTTTGCTTTGGGCTTCCCCGGATTGTACCCATTTTTCTATTGCCAAAGGCGGCACGCCCTGCAGCAAAAAAATCCGCTCGCTGGCTTGGGTTGTCATTAAATGGGCTAAAACCGTACGCCCGCGAATGATTTTTCTTGAAAATGTCAAGGAATTTCAGACTTGGGGACCGCTCGGACCGGACAACCGGCCGGATAAATCCCGCGCCGGCGAAACCTTTAACCGCTGGATTGCAGAACTGCGCGGGCTTGGCTATCAAGTCGAATGGCGGATTTTGGCGGCCTGTGATTTTGGTGCACCCACCAGCCGCAAACGCTTGTTCCTGATTGCCCGTTGCGACGGTCAGCCGATTGTTTGGCCGGATCCGACCCACGGCGACCCTAAAAGCCCGGAAACAAAGAAAAAGAAACTCAAGCCATGGCACACAGCGGCCGAAATTATCGACTGGACAATCCCCTGCCCGTCAATTTTTGAGCGCAAGAAACCGTTGTCAGAGAATACCCTGCGCCGGATAGCCAAAGGAATCCAGAAGTTTGTTTTGAATAACCCGAAACCTTTTATTGTCAGCATTGCCAACTGGTCGAACGATTCCATTAATCCGGCGGATAAGCCTTTAACAACCGTAACCGCAAACCCCAAAGGCGGCCATCATGCTCTTGTTGTTCCGACATTGGTTCAGGTCAACCACACCGGAAACGACCACCGCACCCAAACGCCGGATAACCCGCTGCCGACATTAACCGCCAAGAACGGCCATGCCGTTGCGGCCGCAACCTTAATTAATATCGGTTACGGCGAGAAACCCGGACAAAAAGCCCGCGTGCCGGGGCTTGATGTTCCTCTTGGAACTGTCGTCTCCGGCGGCAAGAAACACGCGCTTGTGTCGGCTTTCCTGGCTCGCCAATACGGACAATCTGTCGGCACAGATGCAGACGCGCCGCTTGGTACCATTACCCGGATAGATCACAGTCAGGTTGTAACCGCGTTTTTAGCCAAACACTACACCGGCGCCACCGGCTCAGAGATGAACAAGCCGGTTGATACTATAACGGCAATCGACCACAACAGCCTTGTAACTTCTCATCTTGTCAAAATGCGCGGTACCAATATCGGCCAAAGCGTGGAAGAACCGTTGCAGACCATCAGCGCACAAGGCAAGCATTTTGCCGAAGTTCGGGCTTTACTCGTGAAATACTACGGCAATGAAAAAGACGGCCAGCCACTTAATGAACCTCTGGACACGGTACCGACCAAAGACCGCTTTGCCCTGATAACCGTTTACATCGGCAGCGAACCGTATGTGATTGTTGACATCGGTTTGCGTATGCTCCAGCCGCATGAACTCTATGCCGCACAGGGCTTTCCTGCCGACTATATCTTCGACCGTCAGGCCGACGGTACCCCGATAACCAAGACGGCACAGGTGCAGAAATGCGGCAACGCGGTTTGTCCGCCTGTTGCCCGGGCCATTGTCGCGGTAAATCTGAATGAAAGATTTTTATTGGAGAACGCAGTATGAATGATAACGGATTTATGACACCGGAAGAAATGAAGAAAAAGCTTGGGTTAGACCCCTACACCGACAATCGAACTCTTAACAAATACGTCCGGCAGGGCCTCTTGGAAGTCAAACCTTACTCTCGAAAAACGAAAGTTTATCGGGAAGTTAACGATAACAATAAGTCCAATCTTGAAACTGAAACCAGTTTTGCTAACGATGACTGGATAATTGATGAAGCGATCGCGCGATAAAATACCTTACCTCACGGCTAAGAAGATAAAGGGGGGCAAGACTGCCTATTATTTCAACCTTCCGAAACGTTTAATCCCGGAAGGCTGCGATATGAAGCAGTCTTATGCCCTTGGCTGTGACTATTTATCCGCCTGCGAACAAGCCATTAAATTAAATCGCCAGCTTAATGATTTTCGCCAAACATCGCTGAATTTAACCCCTAAATCGCTTCTGGATATATGGCAGCGCTTCATTAAAAGTGACAAATATCTAAATTTATCAAAGGACACAGCCGCCAGTTACCGTTATTCTTATGAATTTTTATGCACGATAAAAGCGCAGCATTCCGGTAAATTTTTCAAAGACATACCTTTGGACAGCTTCACACATAAGGCGGCAGAAAAGTTTTACAAAAGCCTGCTTAAGACAACCGGCTCCATTTACAAGTCGAATTATTGCATTACCGTCTTAAAGCTTTTGTTTAGCTTTGGTATTTATGAGGATATTTTCAATATAAATAATAGATCGGAAGAGCACACGTCTGAACTCCAG